ACGCCATCAATGAACGCCTTAACTGCGCTTCGGCAGTAATGCGCTTTGCCGGCGCGCCTTCGTGGGTTTTTAAGTTGTCCTTTGCTGCTACATTGATTCTCATAGCAATACCTCCTTATAAAATAAAAAAATCTTCGGGGAACAAGCGTTCAGAGTACGTTACGTTGCTCTACCACCTGAGCTACCGTCTACAAAGTAGACGAGAGGGACTCGAACCCCCGACCCACGGCTTGGAATGCGAAGTAACTCTAAACTACACCACCGAAGATTTTTGTCATGTTAATCGGGAGAATAGGCGGGAACGGGCTTATTCGATCCAAGTTCGAAGGAACCGTTCCCTTCGCCACCCAAATAAAGTATATCAAAGAAAAAATTAAATGTCAACAACTTTCTTGCAAATTTGATGAAATTGTTTTATAATACCTGTGAGGTGAAGATAATGCCAAGGAAAACAATAGATCTTGACAATGAAGCAGCTAAAATTTATGATAGTTGGAATTGGAAGGATAAGGGACGCAACACGTCCGAAGCTATAAAGCAATACGATAAAAACGCGGGCTTGTCGGTCGATGATAAAATAGACAATGCTATTGCCAAGCATGAAGAAAAATACCATAAAAAATAAAGCCCTCGGGATCACCGAGGGCTGTTGTATATCTTGAGTATTAAATCCGGCAGGAATTTGAATATTTCCAACGGTCCGAGATCGCCATCAGCTTTTGCCGCACTTACGGCCACGTCAATCGCCGTCAGCCACTTATCCGGGCTGTCAGTGACAAGCCTGAGAATATCTTTCCAGTCTTTCTGCACCGGCTGCAGCTCATACTCGACCCATGGAAGTTTGCCGTGCTTGTCCCACCGGCGGCCGGGCACTCCGTTTTTTACGTTAAGGCAGGCCGTAATCTGTACTTTGTTGTCCCATGCCGGAGTACATTCGACAGCCATGCCATTTCCTATGTACACACCGATGTGCCCAGGGATCCATACCGCTTCACCAGGAAGTATATTGCTGAAATCTGTTGATACATCCTTGCACAGCTTTATCATCCCATCGGCGTTAGTGTCAGGTACACCATTGCTTGCGTACCTTGCACCACCATATGGGGAGCTGGGATCTCCGGACCATCCCCACAGGACGCCTTTGATAAGATTCACACAATCAAAGCCAAAGTAGCCTTTGCCGATGAGCTTCCGGAGTTCCGCCTGCTTCGCGGCCGTATACCAGTTCGGCAACTGCTTTGCCTTGCTGGCTATAATGTTTTCGTTGACCACATGTCCGAAACATCCGAGCATGTATACGGTTTTATAGTTGTTAACGATGTCCTGCAGCTTGGCGATGAAATCTTTACTTTTCATCATTGTCGCCTCCAATACTGGGCGGACTCGGTATCTTTCCCTGGTTAAGCGCCTGCTCGGCCTTGTTTGCGACGTTTTCAATGACCTTCGGCACCTTGTTCCCGAGTTTCTTGATATTCTCCAACATAGATCTGAACTCATGCACTGCATTATACCCAGTAAAAATTGTGCCGAAGAATGGGATGTCATACACCACGCCGTAATACCGCGCCACGCCCATAATCAGCAGGTCCAGCATAAACAAGGCCAGTATGCCGACGATAGCGCCGCCCTTCCGATAGATAGCATGCCTAGCTATTTCCTGTGAGTAGCTGTCGGTTTGGTGAGCATACATCAATCCCGTCGCAAGGTTCGCGAACAACCCTACTGCATAGATGATCGCCACCACGACAATGACCTGCCAACTGGCTATCGCTGCTGCCAGTATCAGGCCAAACAACCCACCAGCCACGCCGGTTGCAACGTTTTCTTTCATGCATTTTCACTCTCCTTTAAAAAATCTATAAATATGCTACCTACTATGATGTTAAGTCCCGACAACACAACTGCTATTACCGCTGGTACAAATTCATCCGGTGTCATAGCCGAATCAAAAGCCTTAGCAATGAGTGCGCCGGCTGATATAAAATTAATGGCGATCATAAAGATAATCAACCGTCTGGACCAGATACTTACTTTCATCATACCACCTTCCCCAGGATGATGTATGTACCGCCTACCTTAATAAGCAAAACCCGGTCATTAACTGCCGGGTTGCTGTAGCTTGCAAGGCGTTTATATGATTTTTGACTGGCGGTGGTCTCGCCATCGAATTGCACAAACACACCGCCGCTTGTAGATGTCACAGTGCCAAGTTTGTACTCACTCATATTTGTATCACCCTCCTGCAGCTATGTCTCATTACTCCATTAGCATGGAGATCCATCGTCCAGGATGACTCCATATATTTGTGGGATATCCCGAGCGGATCGTACTCCACGAATAGGCAATTGTAGTAGCTATGATGTGGCATCAGAGCCGTCGTAAACTCAAATTTACCGTATATCTGGCTGGCGTTGTACGCTATACGTTTGACGTACTCATCCAGCGTTGCCTGGTCGTATATGTCCTCCACATAGTCGATATCGACGATCGTCCGGCCCCGGTTGACGGTACTTATTGGAGATGTTGACAGGTCGTTAGTATACTCACTCCGGAGGATCACAGCCCTGTCGGGATTTGATACATACCGCACAAATTTGTTAGGTACGGCAAACAAATCCAACTCCTCCTCTGCCCCTGGGTGGATGATGCTGAGATCGTCTGTTCTGTATTCGTATTCCGGATCACGGCTCGACGGCAACACATAAGGTTGCGCAACAAAATACCCGTTTTCATCCACCCAGAGTGATGTATAGTTGATGGCTGCCAGAAGTTCATTTACTGCAAACAGCTTTGACGTGCCGATCTCAAACTCCCTGTCGGTTGCCAGCGTGCCGGGATGGTCAATGATGTTTATCTTCCAGATTCCCGCTCCGTTTAAGAGGTCAATAACAGCATCTGTGTACTTTGTGCCAGCAGCTATCGTGTATCGATCGATAAACTTATCCTCTTTAAGGATGAGTGAGCTGTCGTATGCCTCAATAGAGCGCTTGACTTTCCGGTTTTCATCCTTTCGTGTTGGGCTGGACAACAGAAATACGCCCAGCGGCCATTCAATCCATTGTACAGGCTTACTGTCGTTTACGACAGTAAAATATTCACCAGTTAGCCTGTTGTCAAAATCAAACTTGGCTGTTGTCCACTCATCAACCGGCGCCGGCTGCCCGCTCTGGTACGCCGCCAGTATCTCTGCGTCGCTGCGGGCACGGTTGGAGATGCGGAGGTCGTCGATAAGAGTATTTGCAAAGGCTTCCGCTATAACTCCGTCTCTCGAACCGATATACATATTTGGCGCAAACGATGTTGGTAGTTTCGGATTTGGTGCATTTCCTACATTCTGCCCATCAATAAATAATTTTAGTTCTTGAGAATTCCAAGCCGCAGAAAACATGTGCCATCCATTTGGGGTAATTGTATCCGATATTGTTATTGTTGATGCTGCTCCTGCATCATTAAAGGATGCAAGAACCCAGTTTGCGGCATTAAAGTCGTGATACAGCATAAGTCCATTCACAAATACACCGCCGGGTATATGAAATATCCTTTTCCCGTATGATGCACTCGGATTTAGACGCTTGATTATATCATTCACATATACCCAACACTCCACCGTCCCTTCCTGTGGATTTAGTACGCCCTCCGTGGGGATGGTCAGACTTTCGGCCGCCCTTGTCCCGTCAATGAAACTGGTGGGGTAGGGTTTGGCTTCGAGTTGTGGCAGTGCTATCCATAAGGTTGCTATTTTATCAAAATAAGGCAATAAATCTTGATATGCTTGTGAGCCTGTCCTCGATATTACTGAATATTTTTGCCATTCTGTTGTAATATCTACTGAGTTTTGTGTTGCTCCAAGTCCCCAGCGCACAGTTAACTTTACTGGTTCGCTCGCTTTAGCATAAAAGCTAAAAACATAATCAGTATCAATTGTGGGCATCTGAGTCGATTTCATGACGATATCTGAACCTGCACCGCCAATTTTATTAGCTACAATTTTAAGCGAATTATACCCCATATATTTAGTGTTAGTATCTATTGACAGGGTGTAAGCCGCATTTCTTGTGTTCCAATACGTCGTGTCAAGAGCCCCATTGAATAATGGCTCTTTTAATAAATTCTCCGTCCCCTCCTCCACCATAATCGCCTTGCCAAATTTGCCCGGCTCAAAGCGGGGGGCGTTGGCGGCAACCCGCGTGCCGTCGTTGAGGTAGGCGGAGGTGGGGCGGGAGAAGGATGCATTGATTTTGCCCCACGCTTTATATGTCTTGCGGATTTCAGGCATTTTCAAACAAAAGACTGGCCGAATTCTATCATTCAGCCAGTCTACGTCCTGGGCTTCCTGCTCCGTGAGTTCAAATGATGCCGTCCGCTTTATCTCTGCCAGGCTATTCATCGAAACCCTTCCGGATTGTACCGCCAGTTCGCCTAGCTTCACATCCTGCCTGTTAAGCAGATCATACCGGATTTTTACCAGCCCACGGCTCCCATTTTTCCCGTGAAGCTGGTTAATCACTTCTTGCTCGGTATATCCATTTCTTGCTAAATCTAACATTGGCTATACCTCCACTTCTTCGTTATAGTCAACCTGGTTGAGTAAGAAGCTCACAACATACCCAGTGCGGTCCTCAGTAACCTGCAAACCGCTCATCACGCCGTATATCTTGCGGCCTTTCACATCACGGTACAGCACTGTTTCCTTGCGGTCGTACAGTGCGACGAATGATTCCACTTCCGCCCATGTCCGCAAGAAAAATGTCAGACTCAATCCTGTCGAAATATGCTCGCTCGGCTCCCATACCGGGTACGTTCTTCCGGCATACAGCACGTATGCGCCGCCAAGAACGCGGTCATATACGCGCTTTGGCGGGGTGTTCAGAGAACGGGTAAATACAAATATGTTTGACAGGTCTGATACCGGCGCAATCAGACTATGCCGAAATTCGGCCTGAATAAATTGTGTGTCGCTATCCTCATAAATTTCTACATCGGATGCCAGTTCAGCTACAGACCGCACATAATATTGATATTCAGCCTTATTCCTGACGGAGTTGTCTATATACGTTGTCGACGTCGTTTTGCCGATACATACGTAATCGTCCGTGCCATAGTCGGACCGGTATATAAGGGCATAATCCGCCATATCCGCAATTTGCAATTCTATGCCGTATTCTGACCGCTGCAATGTAATAGATGGCTTTTCGGGCTTATCTGTGGATATAGTTACTGTTGCGCTGGCCCAATCACTCCAGAGGTCGTATTCATCCTTTATTCGGAGCTGCACCGTGTACTCCCCATCCTCAAGCCACGCCTTGATTTTGTGCTGGCGGATGGATATGCCGGGTACTATGCCGCTATCATAGACTACTGTATCACCTGACAATACCTGTAGTTGATATACCTGCTGGCTAAATGCCGACCATGATACAACAGGGCGAGCGGAGTTGGCGGGTATCGCGTTTAGCGCCGGAGCTGCCGGAGCTCCGATAGCGTAAAAAGACTGTATATCGCTGTACGGTCCAACCTCATCATACTCGTTATAAGTCCGCACTCTCCAGTAGATATTACCGGCCGGCAATGTATTGGCAGGCATGTCATAGTAGTTGTTGGCCGTGGTCAATGATACGGTTGTCCAGTTAGCTTGATCTATGCTCCATTGTAAGTCAAAAGCTTTCTGTGTACCGCCTACATCAGAGTTGTACTGCCATTCAAAACGGATGACCGATTTGCTGTCTTTGTATATTCCGATAGGCGCTATCAATGTAGGTTTATCTGGAGGCACATCTTCATACACCACATTAATATATGGCCTATTGCTTGATGCTCGTGTTGAATTAAATTCTGCATATACACCCTCTAGCAGAGGTCCGCCTATCGCTACTCCATTCGGATCATATATGATGTTGGGCCAAAGACTGAAATAAAGCATTGAATTTAGTGGAATATCGCCGTAATACTTATACGTAAAATAACTTCTGCTCCATCTTGTGTTGTTATATGTTGCGGTACTTTCGTTCCAATCCTCGAGCACGTTATGCATAAGCAGCATTCCGTCTGAATATGTTTCTGCTTCTGCCACAAATCTACGACTATATAAAGCCAGGGTTGCGGAAATTATTTTTTTTCGCGGAGGGATAACGTCATGTGGCCAATTTATTAATATAATGTATCTGCTAACTATATCACCTACGCTTCCATTCCATTCTACATCTTTAATGCCGCTGCGCAAATACTCCAAATTACCATAATTTGTGTTTGGGTTTGCTTTATCTAGAAAGGTTGATTGAGTAACATTTAGCTGTACGTTATGCTGTGCCATTACACCATCACCACCCCTGCGCGGTTTTTTTGTCTAAGGCCCTTGAACACTTCGACGAGCTTATATACCTCGTCAACCTCATCCATTTTGACCTGGAGAATGTAGGTATCGCCGCCCCGGGCATGAGTTGCGGCCGGGTTATATGGGTTTTCATGCGCCGGTATAACCGCCTCACCCTTATGGATGAGTGCCACGCGATCAGACGGTACATAGTCAATGCCAGATGCATAACTGTAGCGGACACGGGTTGGAGCGTTATTGACCATATTTGTCATATTGCCAACACCAGTACCGATATCCTCCATGGCCTTTCCGAGGTCGTTGGTTTTACCAAGGACCACAGCAATAATGGCGGCCAAGGCGATAAGAGAAGCAACAACTATCGTGATAATCCCGGCAGTTCTCATCATAGTTGGGTTAAAAACCCCCAAAACATTGTTAAATGTACTGATCGCTTTAACTACAGTTAGCGCTACTACTGCCATGCTACCTATGATTGCCACAGATGCAATAACTTTAGGATCAATTTTGTTCAAGATTTCAAAAAATCCAGTCAAAACTGGCAACAATACCATAGCAAGACTATTTTTAACCGCTACAGTCTGGTTACTAAATTTATCCATTGCGTCTTTTAGATTATTAAACCTATCAAGAGTGTCTCCGGACATAACATATCCCATTTCGTGAGCCTGTTCAGCAAGTTCTTTCAGTGCTCCGCTGCCTTTTTCGATCAATGGATTGAGTTCCCGGGCAGACCGCCCAAATATCTGCATGGCGAGTGCGTCACGCTCGGTTTCATTTCTAACCCGGCCAAGGGCATCAATTACCTGATAAAACATTGTTTCCGCATCCTTAAGCTGTCCGTTGCTATCCCGGATCCCGACATGTAGTTTGCGAAAAGCGTCAGCCGCATTTTTACTGCCGTTTTGTGCGTCATACATCGTCCGGATCATCCTAGTCATAGATCCTGTAATTGTTTCCGTGGATACGTCAAGTAATTCAGCTGCGTAATTCATCTCCTGGATCGTGTCTGTGGCCAATCCAGTCACAGAGCTCATCGTCGCTATCTCATCTGCTGCCTGAGCTGTTTCGATTGTGAGCTTACCAAAGCTAGCCACAAGCCCAGCAACCACACCAACAAGAGCAAGCGTGGATGCTTTGGTATTGTCCAGAGCACGGATGGCTTTGTCGGCCCCAGAAGGCAGGTTTATGCCGAGCTTGTTTGCGAAGTCAGCGATGATGTTGCCAATGTCCTTGGTTTTGTCCCTGACCTCATCCTCTGCAAGTCCAAACTTCTCCATATCATTCTGAGCCTGCTTCAAGGCTTCAGAATTGTCTTTGAGTTCCTTTTCTACCTGAATGAGCTCGGCCTCGGCAAGGTTCAGGCTTTGCTGCCATTTCAGGGTCTTGGTGTCGGTTTCGCCATATTGAACCTTGGCATTTTCCAGGGCCCTGCGGAGGGTTTCAACCTTCTCGCGCTGCTGGTCGAGTTTTTTCTGCAAGGCCTCGTTTTTAGCAGTTAATCCGGCAACAGAATCAGCATTTTCTGAATACCTTGCTGTAACCAGCTTCAGTTCGGAGGCCGTCGTTTTTAAGCCAG